GCTTTTTTGCATGGTTTTTTAGGGCAAAAAGAGGCTAAAAATGACTAGAGGAAGAAAACCTAATAAAAGACAAATTTTGTCTTTAAATCCAAACCCACGACCATCGACTGTGAACCCATCACCTGTTGCATGGGATGTTAATGATCCCAAAATGCCTGACTGGTTAGATGCAACTGGTAAGAAAAAATGGCATGAACTTCTTACAGGGCTAAAACCGATGGCAATTCTTTCATCAGTTGATGCTGATGCGATTGCTGTTTATTGTGCGATGTATTCGCAGGTCATTAGATGTCAGATGCAGATTAATGAATCTGGTGGTTTCATCAAAGAAGATGGCCGACCAAAGAAATCAGATCCCGCAGTAGATCAGCTCACCAGTCTTTCAGCCAGACTTTCTACCCTTGGGAAATCACTAGGGTTATCACCGATGGCTAGATCCAAGATGGTTTCTGATCCTGTGGTTACCCAAGGGAATTGGATCAAGGATCTTTGTGGTGTGGATGTTGGTGCCGATGCCGATTAAAAAACCAAAGAAAAAATCTGCTGCTGCTGATCCATTGATTATTCCATTCATCGAGCGTGCCCTAAAACATCACAAGGGTGAATGGTCAGGGAAGAGGTTCACCCTTCAAGAATGGCAAAAGGAAATCTTGCGTGAAGTGTTTGGGAAAGTGGACAAACATGGCAACCGGATTATCAGGCAAGTCTATTTAGAAGTGCCGAGAAAAGCTGGCAAAACAACTCTAGCATCTGCCATTGCCCTATGGCTTTTGATAGAAGGTGAACCAGGTGCAGAGATATATTCAGCAGCAGCTTCCAGAGAGCAAGCCCACATCTGTTTTGATAGTGCTAAAAACATGGTGGAAGCATGTCCACCACTAGCTGCTAAACTGCAACCATTCAAAAATACCATCATTTACCCTGACACAAAAAGCTTTTACAAATCCATCAGTGCCGATGCACACACAGCGCATGGTGGGAACCCTCATGGAATTGTGATTGATGAATTGCACACGCAGAAATCGCGCGAACTTTACGACACCCTGATGACTGGAACCTTAGCTAGACGGCAGCCATTGTGTGTGATGATCACCACTGCTGGCAGTGATCGCACATCATTCTGTCATGACATGCACAGTCACGCTATAAAATGGTTAGATGGAACAATCAAGGACAAAACATTTTATGCCAAAATCTTTGCAGCGGATCTGGATGATGACTGGACCAGTGAAGCAACCTGGAAAAAAGCTAACCCTGGTTATAACATCACAGTTAAGCCAGCCTACTTTCATCAGAAGGTACAGGAATGTAAGGACAACCCAGCACTAGAAGCAGCTTTTCGCAGGGATCACCTAAACCAATGGATTGAAACCGACATCCGATGGATTTCACCACTCAAGTGGGATGAGTGCCAGATACCAGTTCCAGATATGACTGGCCGTGAATGCTGGGCAGGGCTAGATCTATCAGCCACTATGGACATGACTGCGCTTACTCTGTTTTTCCCAAGTGAAAATGAAGATGAACCGCACTATGTCTTGCCATTTTATTGGGCACCTGAGGAAGCTGATAAACTGCGGGAGAGGTTAAACCGATTCAGAATTAAGCCATGGGTCAAGGCGAAAAAAATAACAGCAACTCCTGGTAATCGGGTGGACTATCGGCAGATCAAAAGGGATATCATGGCACTGGGTGAAATCTACAAAATCCAAGAGATTGCATACGACCCTTGGCACTCAGATCAGATCGTTCATGAACTCAGTGACGATTTTACCATGGTCAAATTTGGGCAAACCCCAGCAAACCTATCACCACCAACTAAAAAGCTGGAAGAATGGATACTATCTAAGCAGATAGCCCATGATGGAAACCCTGTTTTAAGATGGAACCTAGGAAATATTAGTGTCAGTCTCGATGACAATAATAACTACAAGTTGTCTAAAAAGAGAAGCCGTGACAAGATAGATGGTATTATCGCACTGGTCATGGGCCTTGGTCGCTGGATGGTGACGGCAGGAGCAGAAATACACACTGAAAACACAGGAGCAGGAATTGAATTCCTGTAAAATCCATGGCTAATCTAAGGTCATTTATTAGCAATTTATTTAAATCAGGTGGCACCTATAGTGTAGTTAGTGATAGTGGTGCTTGGACTTACACCGGACCATCTAATGCGGGTCCATCAGTAAACCAGGCCAGCAGTTTAACCTATTCAGCAGTGTGGTCTGCAGTGCGAGCAATCTCTGAAGGTGTTGCCAGCCTGCCATTGCAGGTATTTAGGCGAGATGTAAATGGTGGCAGAAATAAAGCTACTGATCATCCGTTATATAAAATCCTTCATGATAGACCTAATCCAGAAATGGGTGCGCTACAATTCAGGGAAACTTTGTTAGCACATGTTTTAACTTGGGGAAATGGATACGCAGAAATTGAACGCGATCCTGCTGGAAATATTATTTATTTATGGCCTTTGCGTCCTGATGTCTGTCAGCCAGTGCGTGACAAAAATGGTGATCTTTATTATCAGTATGGCAATATTATATTTTTACCTGATGAAATTTTGCACATCAAAGGATTATCATTCGATGGTGTGAAAGGGTATTCAATTATATCTCAGGCTAAAGAATCTATTGGACTAGGACTAGCACTAGAAAATTATGGAACCAGCTTTTTTGGCAATGGGGCAAAACCTTCTGGCGTTATTAGTGTTCCAGGCAAATTAAACACTGAAGCTATACAAAACATGCGCAAAAGCTGGGAGGAAATGCACAGCACTAGCAGAAACTCTCACAGGGTAGCAATTTTGCAAAATGGTGTTAGCTATCAGTCAATCGGAATTGCTCCAGATGATGCCCAGTGGATGGCTAGTCGATCTTTCCAGCTTCAGGAAATTGCTCGGTGGTTTAGAATTCCAGCTAGTAAAATTGGCGACAAGTCTGGCACTAGCTATAGCAGTCTAGAGCAAGACAACCTTAATTTTTTACAAGAAACTTTGCGACCATGGTTAATTAGAATTGAACAAGAAATCAGCATGAAGCTAATTAAAGATCCAGATGTTTATGCTGAGCATAATCAAGATGCTTTGCTTAGGGGTGATTCTGCAAGCAGAAGCGCATTTTATGCCAGTGCTTTAGCCTGGGGATGGCTATCTAGAAATGAAGTTCGCGCACTTGAAAATTTACCATCATCTGGTCCAAATGGTGACAGTTACATGACACCAAAAAACATGGATCCTAGCTTTGGTCCTGGGCAAACACCAGCAGCAGTAGATCAGGCAAAGGTGTTATCAGAAATACCACAGCAAAAAAGCCTTGGATTTGCAAAGCTTTTAGAAGCTGCTAGAAAACAAATTAGAAAAATAGAAGGCACGCACATTAAACGCATTAGCGCAAAACCTAATGAATTTCTACCATTACTTGAAAAGTTTTTAGCCACCCATGAACAGCGCATTCAAATTATTCTAGATCCTGTTTTAGAGTTTATTAAACCTAATGCTGGTGGCAGTGCAAAAGCTGCATCAATCCACTGTGATGATGTAAAAAGGGAATGGTTAGACATAGCAGGTAATGCTACACCTAGCACACTAAAAAAATTAACTGAACAAAGATTAAATAACTGGTCAGAATTACCTGCAACATGGGAGGATATCACATGGTTAAGTTAGAAACGAGATACACCGCAGAATTCCGAGTAGAGCAAGATGGTAAGAAGTTAGTAGGTTATGCTGCTAAATTCTCTCCTAATCGATCTCAGGACTTGGGTGGATTCCTAGAGCAGATTCACCCTCAAGCTTTTACGCGATCACTAGCAGCTAATGCAGATGTTCGTGCGTTGATTAACCATGATCAAAATCTCATCCTAGGGCGGTCCATTAGTGGCACCCTTAATCTTTCTGTAGATTCTGAGGGGCTGTTGGTCGAGATCACCCCACCCGATACCAGCTACGCAAGGGATTTAATGGTTAGCATGTCCAGGGGAGATGTCACCCAGATGTCATTCGCTTTCATTACCAAAAAAGATAGCTGGGATAAAGAGGGTGATAAGAACATCCGAACCCTGCTCGATGTCGATTTGCATGATGTCAGCGCAGTAACCTATCCAGCCTATTTAAATACTGAAATCGGATTAAGAAGTCTGTCAAGTTTCTTAGCAGAAAAACAGGACGAGCTTTCAGAGATGCAAAGAAGAATGAATCTGGTTAGCTTGTTGAAATTAAAATAATCTTGGTGTCGCAAAAGTGATCTGATAGCAAGGGGCATCCTTAGTTTACTTTACTGGACTACTATTTTGATCACGAAATCTGTTTCGTCAGCAAAAGCATAAACGCTAGAAACACAGCCATTCAGCATGCGGTCTTTTTCTTCATTCCATACAGTTTGACACATTTTAAAATGATGTGAAGATTAATAGATCCATGCAGTATTTACGCAATGGCTGCCATCCAGAGCATTCTGGGAGGTGCCTGCGTAAGGCATCACAAAATTTTTTATGAGGTGATCATATGTCTGTATCAGAAATTAGAACTTTGCAGTCTGAGCGATTAGAAAAAATTACCAGGCTTGATGAGCTTGCTAAGCGCGAACTGACACCAGATGAGCAAGCATCATTTGATGCGCTTATCGTTAGTGTTGGGGAAATTGATGCAAGAGTTATAGCAATTGAAGAAGCTATGAACTTTGTGCCAGTAGAAGAAAATTCGGCAAAACTTGAAGTAATTAAACGAACTAACAAGAAAGCAGCACCCATGAACATTCCAGCAATTGTCACAGATGTAGACGATAAAAAACTGAAGCGCAACAGATCCAATGCTGTGCGCGGATGGTTCCTGAAAGGCACCAGAGGTTTCAGGTCTGAATTTGCAATTTCTGCAAATGAAATTGGATTAGATATTAACTCCAATCAAATTAACCTTGAAGCTCGCGCAGCTCAGGGTGTTGGTTCGACTGGCATAGGTGGCGCACTGGTGAATGACGAATTTTACGGAATTCTGTCGCAGGCAATGCGTGACTATAATAGCGTGCGCAAGGTCGCAACCATTCTTAGCACCAGCAATGGCAATAAGATTCAGATGCCATGCCTTGATGACACGGCTAATGCTGGAACCCTGATTGCTGAAAATGGCGCAATCTCTGAAGTAGGTTTGACCTTTACCAACAAAACTTTAGAACCCTTTAAATTTTCATCTGGTCAGGTTTTGACTAGCTATGAACTTTTGCAGGATTCTTTGATTGATGTTGAATCTCTTGTAGCAGAGCAGGCAGGGATTAGAATTGGGAAAGTACAAGAGACATATTTTACGAATGGAACTGGAAGTGGTCAGCCACAAGGTTTAGTTGTTGGTGCTGCCAGTGGTAAAGTGGCTGCAGCTACTAATGCGCTAACAGTTGATGAAATTATCGATTTAGTGTTTTCTGTAGATGAAGCTTATAAAAACACCTCCACCACGAATGTAGGATTTATGTGTCATCCTTCAACTCTTGCAGCGATTGCAAAACTGAAAGACGATAATGGCAGTCCTATATTTTCACAAAACTATGCAGGTGCTGATGCTAGGGTCCCAACTATCATGGGTTACCCTGTGACCTTGAATTCAAACATGGCATCTACTCTGGCAGCTAATGCCAAGGTTTTGCTGTTTGGTGACTTCAGCAAGTATGTGGTTCGTGATGTGGCAGGTGATGGTGGTATCACCATAGTGCGCCAATCAGAAACCTATGCTACCAGTGGTCAGATTGGCTGGGTGGCTATTGCTCGGTCTGGTGGTTTGTTGCTGGCTTGCAATACTACCACTTATAATCCTGTTAAATATCTAGCCATGGCAGCATCTTAATGCTAGTAATTATTCAAAAAAACCTGTCTGGATTAGGCAAGTCCTTTAAGACCAGACAGGTTGTTGATCTGCCAGAAGATGTAGCTGCTGAGTGGTGCAGGATTGGTTATGCCATTCCAGCACCACTGGCACGCACAGAAAAAACCATATCTAAAATAATTCCTGAGGTGAGAGATGCAAATCCAAGGGACAGTAACAGTGGTGACCGCACCAACTCAGGAGCCAGTAAGCCTGCAGGAGGCAAAAAACCATCTAAGGGTTGACGGTAACCAGGATGACGCACTTATACAGTTATGTATTGCCAGTGCCAGAATCTTTTTTGAAAAGTCCTGTGAAATCAGCATAGCATCATCTGAACTGCAATTAAGCCTAGACAGTTTCCCAGAAACTATTTACCTGCCACACGGTCCAATAAATTCAATTATTGATGTTGAATACACAGACTCAAATTCTGAGGATCAGACCTTAGACGATTGGATAGAAGATATCTACAGCAGTCCTGCCAGAATTACACCAGTCCTAAATGGTGTTTTTCCTGAAACCGCAGAAATAATAAATTCTGTGTGGGTTACCTACACCACAGGCTGGACACCATCAGCAGTTCCAAAACTTTTAAAGACTGGAATTCTGTTTTATGTAGGTCACCTTTACGAAAACAGAGAAGGTGTGACTACTGGATCACTTAATGAAGCACCACTAGCCGTTCAATCAATTATCAGCCTTTTTAGTTCTGGGGTTTATCATTAATGAAATCCAGCGCACTCAGTCACAGAATTGAAATCCAGACACCCTCTGAGACTCAGGATGCTTATGGTCAGCCAGTTAAAACTTACACCACTTTACAGGTCAGATGGTGTGCAATAAATCCACTAAATGACAGAGAAGCTTTTTATGCAGCGCAAGTCAGGCCAGAAACCACACACAGAATTACTTTTAGATATTTTGACACTTTAAACCACATGCACAGGCTGAAATTAAACAGCAGGGTTTTTGAAATTTTAAGCATTTTAAATATTGGCGAGACAAATAAAACCCTTCAGGTGGATGTTGTTGAAAGGGTGCTGTAATGCCTAAGCTAGATAAATCTATTTCAATACAAAAAGGTAGAGTTAATATAGAAGGACTTGACAGATTAATCCAAACATTTAGAGATTTGACAGGCAATAAAGCTGATGCGAAATTAGCAGGTGCAATGAAGTACGCACTAAAACCACTTCATGAAAAAGTAAAGGCTTTAGCACCTAAGAAGAAAAACAAAAACCGAAAAAACCTAGTCGCCACCAGTGGGATGCTCAGAAAATCTATTAGCATAAAATCTAAAAAGTTTGGCAAAGGTAAAGGCAAAAAAGTAGTAGGTTTAGTAGGCCCAAAAATTCAACAATATACCACTGTTAGTGGACGAACAGTTAAGCCTTATCTGTATGCGCATTTGGTAGAAAGAGGTGCAAAGCCACACACTATAGCACCTAGAAAAAAAGAACGACAAAAAAGCTTTGTAGGCCCGATTATGCCAGATCGTTTTAAATCATGGAAACACCCAGGAGCAAAACAAAAGCCATTCATGCAGCCAGCATTGCAGGCTGTGGGTTCAGAAATATTTGCGCGTTTTTCTGAAAAAATGAGTGAGATCATAGCTAATTTTGGGAAACCGAAAGGCACAAAATGATTGAGTCTGAAATGTATTCATATCTGCAGGATCAGTCTAATATTACTGATTTAATAGGGACTAGGCTATACCCAGATGCAGCACCACAGACAGCTATTCTTCCACTCATAGTTTACGCAAAACAGTCTACTGATCGGAATCACACACTTAGGGGTGCTGTAGGAATTTGCACCGCACGGATTCAGCTAGATGTGTATGGGTCAAGCCGTACAGTTTGCGAAAGCATTATGGATTTAGTTAGACTATCTGTAGATGGGTTCCAAGGTAACTGGGGAACCACCTTTATCCACCTTTGCAAATTTGATTCTGAATCAGTTTCATGGGATTTAGAAACTGCAAAGGACACAGGTATCCATCAATCAACTGTTGATTTAGTAGTTACTTTCACGGAATCTATTACAGACTTTTTTGGAGGTTAAGCAATGGCAGTACAAACAGGATTTGGCGTAACGATCACAGCAGGAACGGAAGTTGCTGAGGTTATCAGCATCACACCACCTAGCAGCAAAATAACATCTATTCAGACTACTAATCTGAGTTCAGATGATCAGGCTCATACTTTTATGGCCGGATTTGAAGACGCGGGTGAAATCACTTTCCAGTGTAATTTTACTACTGCAGCATGGAATGCGCTAAATGGTTTAGCTGTTGCCAGAACTGTAAGTGCATTTGTTGTAGCTGTGCCTGCGCCTAACACATTTACTATTACTGTGAATGGGTTTATTACCAGCAGACAGATTGATTCCATCACAGCAGACGATTTAATTAAAGCCACCTTTACTGTTAAGGTGTCAGGTATTTGTTATCCAGATTAGGAGTTTTTATGGCCTTAGATAGATCACAGATCCTTTCCAAAAAAAACTGTCTTCCAAGGCAGGAAATTTTAGTACCTGAGTGGGAGGGGTCTGTGTGGGTTAGATCGTTGACAGTAGGTGAACGAGATCAGATAGATAGTGAATTTAATGCAGCTCGGAACAAAGGCAAAACACCAGATAACCTGAGATCCAGAATGCTAGTTAAAGGGTGCTGTGACGAAAAGGGCGAATCGTTATTTACTGAATCTGATCTGCCTGAAATTAATAAATTGCCTGCTACTATTTTAGAAACCATCTTTGATGGAATTCTAAAGATAAACAGAATTGGTGCAGGTGCTGTAGAGGAAGCGGAAAAAAACTAAGGGACTGTCCACCTAGGTTATTTTTATTCAGGCTGGCTGGTCACCTAGGTAGGACAGTAGAAGAAATTGAGGAAATGTCTCATTCTGAATTGATGGAATGGGTAGCATTTTCAAGGATTGAGCCGATAGGTGACAGCAGGCTTGATTATTTATTTGGTGTTTTAATGCATACAGTCGTGGCATGTGTCAGCAGCACTAAGCATAAAGTCAGTGATTTTATACCTGACTGGCTAGCTGAGAAAAGCGCAAATAGTGATCCTACTCAGATGGTTCATGCTTTAGCTGGACTAGCTAAAAAAGGTAAAAAAAATGGCTGAAACATCCTTAGGACGCGCCAGTCTATCAGTCACAGCAGACCTTTCTGGATTTGTCCAGGGCATTGAAACAGCAGCAGCAAAATCAGCAAATCTAGCTAACAGTTTTGGCAGCACAGCTAATTCTAGTAATCGGGTAACAACAGCCACAGCAAAACAGTGGGCAGCAATGTCATTACTGGAAAAAACTGCTGTATTTAATCTGGCATCACAGAAAGCAATGTCAAAAGAAACAGACATAGCCACTAGAAAAATTGAACTTCAAGCCAAACAATTAATGATTGATTCAGGTGCTGTTGCGAAACTAGCTAAAGAACTGTCAGCACTTGAAAAAGCAGAGGCAAAATTAGCAGCTCAAGAAAACAAAATTAATTCTGCAGCGGGTTTGGGCAAGGGTCAGGCAGGGAAAAAACCAGACGGCAAATCAGGGATGAAAATTACCGACATGCTCGGTATAGGGTTTTTCACGGCAGCATTTTCAAAGTTATTTGATGGCGCAATGAATTTGGTTAAAAATGTTGTAACTGGGGTAGTGGATTTAGGTGCAAAAATAATTGAATCAGGTAGCAAATTCCAAGAGTTAGATAGACGGTTGACAGCCATGAGCGGGTTTAAAGGGCTTGCTGGCCAATTGCAGCAAATTATGAAAGCTGGACCAAGTGCCAGCTTTACTGCATTAGGTGAAGCAGCTTCAAGGCTTCAAGCATTAAAATTTAATCCTGCAGCATTAGGAAATTTAATAACTGGATTTAATCGGTTAGGTGTAGCACTTGGAAACCCTGACAGAATTTTAGCATTAATAACCGATAAAATCGCAGACATGGCATCTGAAGGTGGTGCAACCATGGGCGCACTGGGAAAATTAGCTGAAGAAGGCATACCAGTATTTGAGGCTTTAGCAGCTCGGATGGGTGTATCTGTTGAAGAAGCTAAAAGGCGCGTTAAACAAGGTTTGGTAACTGTTGGTGAAGCTACTCAAGCAATCGCTGATAGTGCTAATATGCCAGGAATGTTAGCTGCTGCTGAAGCTTCAGGAAATAGTTTCACTGGGATTTGGAGTAGGGTTACAAATAATATTGAAGTTCTATTCCAAAATATTGGCGTGAGTATTTTAAAGGGTTTTGGATTGGTAAGTTTAAACACTTCCATTAATAACTTTT